GGCGGGACAGGGGTAGGGACTTTAACTTTAAATGGTGTTATTTATGGGAATGGAACAGGAAATTTACAAGCAACTGCTCAAGGTGGAGCAAATACAATATTAACTGCGAATTCAGGTGCTCCTAGCTGGTCCTCTTCCCCTGTGATTGGAACGTCTGTTACAACTCCATCATTAATTGGTGGGACATCAGCATCTTCGACTTTAACATTAGAATCTACTTCTGGATCAGGAACAACCGATTCCATTCTTTTTAAAACAGCAAGCCAAACTGAAGCTGGACGCATAAATACAGGCGGAGAATGGATTATTGGTAAAGGGGAAGCATCAGCTACTCCGGTTGGGAATAACTTAAGAGCTCCTTCTGGATCTGGAAGTAATATTTCGGGAGGAGCATTGACAGTAGAAGGAGGTCAATCTACAGGAAATGGCAACGGAGGGAATGTTGTATTTAAATATTCTGCTGCTGGAGTCGCCGGAAGCTCTTCTAATGCATATACAACAGCATTAACAATTGATGCTACAAATTTAATTGTTAATTCTGCAATTGGCATACAAGCTCCTAATTTCTTTTTAGCTGGCAGCTCTAGCGGATTGATTAATATGAAACCACAAGCTGCGGCTGGAACTTATAATTTTAATTTACCTACTACAGCTGGTTCAGCCGGGTCTTTTTTATATTCTGGTGGCGGCGGTTCAACGGCAATGAATTGGTTAGCACCAGGGGCGAGTGGAACTATTTTAACAGGGACGGGATCGACACCTGCTTATTCTGCTTCGCCTACTCTTACTACATCATTAACAGATCCATTAGTAATAGGTGGGACAGGCGCATCTTCTACCCTTACGTTACAATCTACATCCGGCGCCGGAACTTCAGATGCTATTATTTTTGATACTGCGTCTCAAGCAGAAGCAGGTCGAATAACAACTTCTGGCAATTTTGTTATTGGTAGCGGAGAAGCAAGCGGCTCTCCATCTGGAGGAACGCTTAGGGCGCCTCAAGCATCAGGAACAAATATAACAGGAACAAATTTAACAATAGAAGGTGGTCAATCTACAGGAAATGCATATGGTGGTAAAATTTTATTACAGGTAACAACACCTGGATCTTCTGGAACGACATTAGCATCTTCTATCACGTCAATTACTGCATCTGCGAATGTCGCTGGTACAGGCGCTGGTACAGTTATTGGCAATAATGACGCAACATCTACACCTTCTTTTGGCGCTATATTTTCTCCTAGCGGATCTGGAACTAATATAGGAGGAGGTACATTTTATATTCATGGAGGATCATCAACAGGAAATGCAATAGGTGGAGATGTGGTTTTCCAAACAACTCAAGCTGGGACAAGTGGTACTTCTCAAAATTCTTATAATAATCAAATGATAATTCATGGATCTAGTATAGGATGGGTTCAGGTTGCTAATTTTTTAGCAGTTGGAAATATTACGCCTACTGCTTCTCAAGGAGAAGTTGCTCTTCAGAAAATTACAGCATCAGGGACAGCCCCTGGCGCAGGAAGTTTGAAATTTGAAACAGTTGCCGGTACACTTGCCGGAACATGCAAACTTATTGCGTATGCTGGTACATCTACAACACCATCAACTATTCTAGACAATATTGGAGGAGGATGCTAATATGATAAAATATCTTATATATTTTACTTTTTTGAGTATTTTTATTATGTTGCCTTTCACTTCTTCGGCAAATGCTTCCGGATTCTCTCCTCCTGTAAATGAAGATATGTCATGCTCATCTGTTGGCCAGGTTATATATTTTGCAGGGACCGGACAGGGGAATGCGAGTTATTCAAGTCCTGATTGGTCTTGTGGGGGGACGCCCATTTCAACATATAATTCATCTGGAACTGAAACAAATAAAAATCATATAGTAACTGGATCTACATCTCTTTCTTTAGGATCATCTACTGTAAATTTTTCAGGAAATTCTATTTTTTCTAATTCATCATCTTATATTTGTATAGGAAATGATACCAACGGAAGCGCATTAGCTGTATCTTCTCAAAATCAATCTGGAGCACAAGTAAAATTTTTTGGCACTCTTAGTGATACGATAGCTTATATTTGTATAGGAAATTAAAATCATTTATGAGGGATAAGACTAACAACAGTCATCTTGCCAATTTTATGAACGATAGCAACCTCATTTTTTTCTAATTCCTTTAAACAATTAGAAAAATCTGAAGAGGTTTTCCCACAATAATTTTTCATTTTATCCCAAAGTTTCCGTCTTTGAATTGTAAATGGCGGCAGCCCTTTTTCATTATAAGATGATAGAATTAATTCTATTTTTTTAAAAATTTCATAATATCCTATATTATCAGACATATTGTTTTTTATTTCATTAAAAAATATATCAGATGATTGTTTGGATAATTCAAATGCCCATCTTATATTTTCCTTACTGACAGATGGAGAAATAAAATTTTCGCAACAGGCCAAAATAGTTGCTATTTTTATTGTATTAAATGAAGTTCTAGCATAAATTTCTCCGATATCTTTATCTGAATCTATAAGAGAACAGCATTCTTTTTCTATAGAATAATATTCTAATTCAGATTCCTTGTCTTTCCAGGGAACTATATATATATCTGGTTTAGGAGATGTATTCTTATCGTGACTTCCGGACATATTACCATTTTTTGGAGCCCCTATCATGTATAAATTATACAAATCTCTTAATAATCCATCAGGTGGATTCTTAACAGATATCCTTTTATCCGGAGAAGAAAAGGTTCTCTCATCTCCCCCATCTATTAACATGAATCTATTAATAATACCATTAGATATGTCCTTGCTTTTAATAGAATTAAATAACTGAGCGCTTGTTGTCATACAATATAAAGAAAGATGCGGAGCATAAACAGAGGTCGATGGCCTGGATCTTACGCCTCCTATTCTATAAATATTAAAATTATTTCCATATAATTTCCTTAGATGAGTTGATATTTGATTAATATAAGAAGGAGAATTCTTTGCTGTCATGTCACTTAATATTTGTCCAAATTCATCCTGAATTGATAAGGATAGAGGTTTATTTTGAATTAAATCTTCAATATATGCACCTGATTTAAATTCACTATCAGCCATATGTTTTTCTAATTTAAGTTTATCTATAATAGAATTAATCGCTCGCTCTTGATGAGATTTCCCTCCACCTGTCGGATACGTTGCAATAATATAAAGTTCAAGAGATCCTTCTGTTGGGGTACTTACACAGCGTCCTAACAACATAGATATTAGAGAAAGAGCTGCAGAAAGCGCTAACCATCTATTCCCTGTCGGCCCACTATCACAAATCCAATTTGTAAGATTTCCTAAGATTCCAGCCGGATATGATAAACTATCATCTAATTTATTTCTTTTTAAATTTATTTTTTCTATTGGCTTTTTGCAAGATACCTTTAAATCTATAATAATATTATCATTTTCTTCAAAATCTTCTTTCTGGAAAGAATCTGGATTTTTAGCAGGATTAGACGTCCCGATTTTCCACCCACTTTTTATAGTTGCCTCGCATGCATATTTCCCATCTTCTTTTAATAATCCATTATGAGCACAGGCATCTAACAAGGCTTGCCGACAAATTGACTCAGTTATCCATCCTCTGGCTGAGAGACTGGCTAATCTTATAGCAGACTTATTTAATAAGTTGTTTCTACCTCCTTTCATACAAATTTTAAGATCTTTAATTATATTATTTAAAGCAACTTGAGAATATTTTTCCATATTAGTATTAGTTGTTGACTTTTTAACTTGAATATTTTCTTGAAATTTATGAGAATGATCTTCTATTTTTATTATGCTTGATATTTCTGATAAGAATAAATCAATTTTTTCTTCAGATACAGATATTAGTTTATCTATTGGGACGCGGATTAGATCTATATTATTGAGCCATTCATAAAGCATTCCTTCTGGATGCACCCCATATCCTATAAAACTACGGCCATGACCTAAAATTTCTACAGCGCATCCTGTATATTCATTATTGCCCAAAACTTGCTTTCTAGCTGGAGATCCTTCTAAAGCTTTATATAATATAAGATTTTTCCCAGTCCCAGATCGGGTCCGTATAGGCCCTTTCCCTAAAAGTTCAAAAGCAATATTTCGGATATGAAGAGCAAGATCCATATCTTGAATATCAATATCGACTGCACGTAATCCATCACATAAAATTGCAGTTGACATACAATAAGGATATACAGGGCTTACAGCTGCCTCAGGCGGATTAGCGCGAGCGCGCTCAGTCCATTTTAATCCAACTGGTTTTTTTTGTTTTGTATAAACGGCAATAGGTCTATACCCATTTTTCCATAGAGATTCTCGCAATGTTTTTATATCATCTAACATTATAATTCTCAACGGTCAAATATTCCATAACTTTAATTGATTCGAATATTCTAAAAATATATCTTTTATTATATCTGATAATATTTCATCTTTTCTTATTGACTCACATAAATCATCAAATGAAATATTATCTAATTGTCTTATATCAAAAATATTTTTAGAATATATTGATTCTAAAAATAATGTAATAAATGATCTTATGTTTTTAGATATAGCTATCCTTATAGATATATCTTCTATTTCATTTAATTTCATTTTATTCATTGAATATACTCTATCCCATGTTTTAATCTCAAAACATTCTTCACATATCCACATTATATCTGACAATTTTGAAAATTTTTTAGTTGTGATGCCATAATTATGGGCCATACATCCACAACATCCACATGCTGATGGTTTCCCAGATCTTTTTCCAAAAATTACAGTCATTCTTTCCCCATATAAGAAATCTTTAATGATTCTGGAAGACAAAAAGTATTTCCAGAACGTGAAAATTTTCTATTTGTAACTCTCTTAAAGCCATTTTCGAATTTTATTTTTATTTTAATATTTTTTAAATAGACTTCCTTCCAGTATTCAATGCATTTTTTTATAATATTTAATTCAGAATTTGAATATAAAATTTTTTGCCCAGTCATACCCTCCCACCATAAAATAGCCCTTTCTTTAGCATATCCTGTATTTTCAAAAAGAAGATATTCATTATATATGCTCAATCCGCATATATATGATATTTTTATACATTTATTCCCTGCCTTTGATGTATGCTCTTTTATATATATTTTATCTACATCTATCCATTTTTCCTCTATTTCTTGCTTTAATACTCCCATCTCTATATCTGCATATTTAGATATAATAGATGATTCCCTCTCAAATAGATGATTACATTCTGGGCAAGTCTTTGCATATTTATTTATTAAATAATTACATTCTGGACATTCTTTAGAATTAACATCATCTTCTTTAGCTCTTTTATTTTTAAAATCAATATTTCTTGATTTATTTTCAATAGCATCTACAGGGCCATGTCGTCTTATATTCCCAGAATAATCAAGAACAAGCGTAAAATTTTTTTCATCATGAGGTCTTGTTCCTCTTCCTAGCATTTGTACATATAACCCAGCAGAAAGAGTCGGGCGCATCATAGATATAGAATCTATAATGGGGGCATCAAACCCAGTCGTTAAAATGTTAGCGTTTGTCAAGTATTTGAATTTATTGCTTTTAAATTCATTTATAATTCTATCTCTTTGTAACTGATGTACCTTCCCAGTGATGCATTCTGCGCTTTCTCCAAGAGACAAAAGATAATCTTTAACTTGATGAGCATGCTGTACCCCCGAACAAAAAACAAGACAGGATCTTCTTTTTGAAATTCGTTTTACCATATCTTCACATGAAGCATTCAATATATTGGGATCTAACGCCCTCCCTTCAACTGAAGATAGAATAAAATCTCCATTAGATTTCCCGATCCCCCTCACATCAATTTCTATTTTTCCTGCCATAGATTTTATTGGGCAAAGGAATCCATCTCTTATTCCTTCAGTTATTCCGTAAGAATATATAAGATCATCAAATGGGCAATCTTTTCCATAAAGTAACCCCCCCTCTAATCTATATGGAGTTGCCGTGAATCCTGCAATTTTAAGATCATCATTATAAGACTTGAATCTTTTAAATAATGATCTATATCTTCCATCTCCTATGTGGGGGATTAGATGAGCTTCATCAATTAAAAATACATCTCTTTTCCCTATTGTATGGATGTCTTCATTTGCAATAGATTGGATAGATGCAAAAAGAATCTGATTTCGTTTATTTCTTAGTCCTAAGGAAGCAGAATTGACGCCTAAAGGGGCAGATGGCCAAATTTTTAACATTGTGCTTGAATTTTGAGCAACCAGCTCTTTGACATGTGTTAAAATTAAAATTTTTATATCATATTTTTCAACAAGATGCTTAACCAGCATTGCAAGAACAATAGACTTTCCTGTTCCTGTCGCCATTTCAACAAGAGGGTTCCCCCCGCCCCTTTCCCAATAAGACAGTATAGACTGGACTGCTTTTTCCTGATAAGGGCGGAGGGTTATCATATGCATTATTCTTTTATCAAGGAAAGCCCTAATTTTTTAGCTTTGACTATTTTTGAAATAGGGCAATCAATAGATGTCCAAAAACTAGTCTCTTTTATTGAAACACCTGATTTAATGAGAGACAAAATTTGAGCCATAGACATAATAAAAAATTTTCTCCATTCTTTATACTCTTCTAATGTTACGCCCTGTATTTTTGCATCAATCATATTCCTTACAGATAATCCTAATTCCTTCCATTCAGGAAAGCTTTCAATTCCAATATTTTTTTTCTTGGCAAGGACCATGTCTTTTACAGATGCATTTTCCTCTTGCCAAGGCAAGAAGTCATTAGGAGTTAACCTTAAATCATGGGCCTTTAAAACCCATTTTTCATCGAAGAGCCACATATTCGGTATTACTTTTGACCATTCTTTAATAATATCAGACATTATGCTGCCTCCATTACTTTAATTTCAGGAAGAGAACTTTTTATACGTACAACCATGCTTGTAGAAATTATTTCAAAATCTTTGCAAGAATCACTCCCTAAAAATTCCTTTATTTTTTTCATATCGAGCCGAATAGAAATTTGTTCCGAAATAGTTAAAGAGTATTTTCCTCCTTTTATTGAAACAATATCTCTTTGTATTAATTCATTTTTTATATTTTTCATTCTTTCCTCTATTGCTTTTGCTTGCAGAGAAAGATGCCCATATTCATCCGCTAATCGCTCTGATGAAATATTATGGAAATTTTTAGTCATGACAAGAACCTCTTCTATGTTCTGACATTTAAAAAATTTAAATGCTTCAATGGGCGGAGGATTACAAATTAGGCATGAAAAGTCAATAGACATAATTAATCATTTTTTATTAACCTTAATTAAAATCAATCTTATTGCTTGATTTTATTGATTTTTTTCAATACATTTTTTTTATTGAAACATGGTAAATTTTTTTTGTTGACAATGGATTACAAATTAGGCATACATGATTCATGAAATTAAGCATATGGATGATAGAAAACGATATGGATGATAAAGCATTCGCAAAACGAATGGGGGTATCTATTTATGGAGTTCAAAAATGGAGATTAGGAGTCAGCGTACCAAGAGCTACTCAACTTTTGAAAATATTAGAAATCACAGCTGGAGAAGTTACGCCTAATGATTTTTTTTGGAAATATATTTCAAAAGTAGGAAGAAATGATGAAAAATACTCTAATGATTGATGCTATCATTTTTTCCGGCATAGACATACAAGATGAGAGTAAGTGCATAATATATTTAATATCTATAGGATTTTTATGTAAGGAAATTATTAAAGATTTTGATAATTCTATTATTTCAATAAAGAAGATGAGAAACTTTTTAAATGTGACGAAAGGTGATGTATAAGATGATATATGTTAATTTACCTCTTCCTCCTTCTGTTAATAATCTATGGCGATCCATATCAAGGAAATATGGGAAGATATCAGTTATAAAATCATCAAAATATAAAGAATGGTTACATTATGCAGGATCAGAATTAAATTCTCAAAAGCCTACCCCTGTTTGTGGAGAGTATTGTTTAGAAATCTTCCTTCCCGAAAATATGAAGGGAGATATCGATAATAGAATAAAAGCCATAAATGATCTTCTCGCTCAACATGGACTTATTGAGAATGACAGATTTAATAAAAGGCTTGTGGTAGATTTTGATAAAAATATATCAACAAGTAGATGTAAAATATATGTTTTTTCAAAAAACAGTGATGAGATTGATAAAATGGAAAGAGTAGAGCGATCTTTAGAAAGAGATACGAATGCCAGCCTTATAAAACTTACTAAAAACAGGCCTAAGCTTCATAAGATTGCTATAAATTCAGAAGAAAATAAAAGTGATGTAATATTAAATATTGATTGAATTAAATATGCAATTATGTAGTTTGGTTGGGGCCTATTTATTAATCTTGGTCTGGAGTACGAGATAAAATAAACGAAAAGCCGTTTCTCTTCTAGCGGCGCCCCAATCATATATAAAAAGGAAATGATAAGTATGTGGGATAGATTAACAAATATATCAGCTAATGAATCACCGAAAATTATTATTTACGGACCACCTGGAATTGGAAAAACAACACTCGCTAGTGAGTTCCCTTCTCCTGTTTTTATTCAAATTGAAGACGGGATTCCATCTGGGATGTCTATATCATCCTTTGGTTTATTAGAAACATATGAAGAGGTTATCGAAGCTATGAGGTCCTTATGTAAAGAGGATCATCAATTCCAGACTCTTATTATTGATAGTTTAGATAAAATGGAAGCATTATTGGCTGAAAGTATTAGTAGAAAAAATGGATGGCAAAATATATCAACTCCTAAATATGGAGCGGGATATATTGCTTGTGATATAGAATGGAAAAAATTTTTAAATGCATTAGATGTTTTGAAATCAAGGAAAAATATGACAATTGTTGCTATATGTCATAGTTCTATAGAAAGGTTTGATGATCCGTCAATTGAATCATATAGTCAATATGATTTGAATTTGCATAAAAGATCAAAGCCTATTATTTGTGCTGAATTTGATGCAATTTTATTCCTAAAACAAGATGTTCAATTAAAAGAAGACCAGGCAGGTTTTTCAAAAAGATCTATTGCGGAAGGATTAAACCGCATAATTTTCTGTGAAGGGAGACCATCTTTTATTGCAAAAAATAGATATAATATGCCATATAAAATCAAATATAATAAAGGAAAAGGATACGAAGAATTATCTAAGTATTTTCCGAAAAAGAAAATATTTGAAAATAAACCGATAAATAACAGTAAGGATAATGAAGATGATGAAGAAGAAAATGGGGATGAAGGTATTGTTTTATAATTCTTATTTAAAATTATTTTTATTTAATATTCTTAGGAGATTAAAATGACTGAATTTAAAACAGAATTAATCATTAATGAATTACCTGAAGATGATGAATTTGAACCTATTCCTGCTGGGAAATATGTTGCTGAAATTATAAATTCAGATGTTGTATCAAATAAAAATGAAGATGGGATAATTTTAAAATTAACAATAAAAATTGTAGAAGGGGATTTCTCTGGGAGGCTTATTTTTGAAAATTTAAATATTGAAAATAAAAATGAGAAAGCTCAAAAAATTGCTCTTTCAATGCTTAGGAAACTATGCGTTGCTGTTAACTTTGAAGGAACATTAAAGAATAGTGTTGAATTACATGGCGTTCCAATAATTGTATCTGTGGTAATTAAACCGGAACAAGGTGGATATCCATCAAAAAATTCAATTCGAAAATTTGAAAAATATCAATCTAATATTCAATCTCCAAAGGATAGCAATTTAAAAAGCAAAGATGCCCCATCATGGCTTAAAAAATCTTCTATTCAAGAAGATATAGGCGATAGTGTGCCATTTTAAAAAAATTTCCCCGTATAGCTTAACAGTAAAGCATACCTTTCATGATGGCGATCATCTTGGTGCAACTCCAAGTGCGGGGATCAATGGCCGGTTAACTCAATTGGTAGAGCACCGACGTAGTCGGTGGGTTTCAGGTTCGAATCCTGAATCGGCCATCATCTTTATAAATTTTCAAATTAAAATTTTTTAAATAGAAACATCTAATTATTCTGGAATTGATATGTCAAATATATGTAAGAAAATAAAAAATGATATTGAGAATATGTATGAAAGATCTCAAAAAGATGAGGATTATTACCCAACTCTTAGAGCATCTCAAATTGGAGATGAGTGCTCTCGAAAACTTTGGTATAGATTAAGATGGGCATTAAAACCAAAAAAATGGTCAGGAAGGATGATTAGGCTTTTTGAAACAGGAAAGAAAGAAGAAGATAGGATTATTCAAAATCTAAAAGACGCAGGATTTGATGTCTTATTTCAACAGAAAGAAATATTGCCCTTATCGAATGGCTCCTTAACAGGATCGATTGATGGTCAAATTCCTTTAACAATTCGTGAAGGTGAACAAGAATTCTATCTTATAGAAATAAAAACTCATAATGATATTAATTGGAAAAGCTGGAATCGCTACGGAGTAGAAATATCTCATCCTAAACATTTTGGTCAAATATGCACTTACCTCACTGGATTAGATTTAAAAAAATGTATATATATATCCCTTAATAAAAATACAGATGAGATAGGGTTAGAAGAAATAAATAAAGATGACGAAAAATGCAAAAAAATATTAAAAAAGGCGTCAGATATAGTATACTCAGAAGATATACCATTAAGAATATTAGATAAAAAAAATCTCTGGATGTGTAAACTTTGCGAATTCAATAATATATGCTATGAAGAAGATTTACCAAGAAAAAATTGTAGAACTTGTATAAATTTTGAATTTGATTCATCCGGAACATTTGGAAAACATAAATGTAATAAGTTTTCGACTGACCTATCATTAGATCAACAAAAACAAGGATGCAGTTCTCATATTTACAATCCGAAAATGATAAATGCAAAACAGATAAATTTCAATAAAAAAGAGGAGAGTGTAACATATAAATTAAAAAATGGAAAAACCTTTAAAAATTGTATAAAAGGTGATATATACGAATAATTATTTTGATATTGAAAAGGAGATCCAAATGAACAGGATATATAAATTCACATTTTTTTCATGCGTAATTTCATCTAGCATTTTATTAGCCGGATGTCAGACCTTAACTCTTCAGCAACTTAATGCAGATATACAAGAAGCCACAACTATTTCCTGTATTTTAGCAGATGGATCTCAAATTGCATACACAGTTGGTTCTCAGGCAGTTCAAGCTGCAGATATTTCTGCGCAAAATTTCATTCAAGCATCAAGTAAAATAGCGCAAGGATCAACTGCTATTTGTAATGCGTTAACCAAAATTAATTCTCAAATAGCCTTGACTCCATCTATTCCTGCAGCTTCTGCTAATTTAGTGTCAACTCCAACAGTAATCCCTATTCAGTAAATAATTTTTTTTTCATATATTTTCTTATTTGACAAAAACAAATAAATAATATACATATGAATTCACCATAGAGTATTTATGGATTACTTTCTGAAAGGATATAACATGACCTCTCATATTGGAGATAAAATTCGTTTTCTTCGAAAAGAAAAAGGACTTTCATTAAATGATGTCAGTCAATATATTGGATTAAAAACACCAAATGCAATTTTAATGATTGAATATGGACAAACAAGCCCAACCTTAGAAAGGATAGAGAAAATTTGCAATTTATTTGATATTTCTATTCAAGATCTTTTGTCTATAGTCGTTCCAACCGAACACATTGAACGAACAGAACCAACAGCTCTTGGTCAAAAAATTAAAAAAGCTAGAATACATTTAGGCCATTCCGTTGCTGAATTAGCAAAAGCTTCTGAAATTGCAGAAAATAAAATTAAGCGTATAGAAAAAGGATCAAGCCGAGAACTTCCATCTTCATCTATTTTTTCAATCGCAAAAGCATTGAATATTTCTGTTGATTATCTTTTAGATGATTCTAAGCCTATTATAGAAAATAATGAATAAATCACTTTAATGCCGTTGCTATTAAATTAAATACAAATAACCAGCCATTCGAAAGGAAAAGAGTGGCTGCTAATATCAAAGCAATAAACATTTTTAATATTTTCGGGGCTGCATCTAACCACCGCGTAATCCTATCTAAAGAATCCCCTTGAGTTCTTAAAGTTCTCTCTATTTCTGAAAAACTTTTATCTGTTTTTGCAGAATGCAAATCTAATGATTTTTTAGATTCTTCTATTTTCTGAGAAAGATGATCAACCTTGACCTCAACCGCAGTCAATCTTTCTGCCATTTTGAGAAAATCCTCGATAATGGTCATTTCAATTCTTTCGTGCATCTCTATTCTTTTCTTTAAAAAAAATATAAGAGACTTTTTATTTTCAATTTATGAAGTTGAATCTGAAGATGGAGGAGAGGGCATGCTCTTAGACGCAGAATAATCTATTAAAACCTCATCTGCAAGATTAACAGCAGATTTAATTGTCAATCCGATTTGACTCGTTGCCTTAATTCGCCCGACTAAAGCTGTAATCCCTCCGAAAGCAGCAATAAGAGATGACAGAGCAGTTCCCGAATCTCCTATTTGATAAGCGTAAATTGCTGTGCTCAATCCGGCGCCTATAGCTGCAAACGATCCCCAAACAGTTTGAGATGTCCAAATAGGCTTTTTATCTGATGATAGCGTCATGTATGTCTCCATTTCTATCTTTTTGTAACAAAAATAATTTCTTTTATCAAATTTATTTATCACTATGAACTAGCCATCTTCTAGCTTTCGCGGCATATTCAGCCAATATAGGATATTTTCGAATTAATTGATTAGCTGCAGCATTTCTAGCCTGTTTCACAGTTTCAACAATTAAATCATGGCGATCTTCAGCTGATGCTTTTCCCCATGCCCCGCTCTGCATTATTTTTAAAAGCTGTATATGAGCCGTTCGTCCAGATAATTGACTGTACTCTCTATACTGATCATCAGTAAGAGGGTGATTATTAATTTGTTTTTGTACTTTCCCAATTGAAAACCCACTTCCATCTAAATAATTCCGAACAGGATCTTGAGAAATCTGCGATCTTCGTATTCCAAGGCCTATTAAATAATGAGGGTCATCAACATCTAGTATCGGGTCTCCCCATGTATCTAATTTATTCGGAACATTTTCTGTAAGAAATGGAATTCCTTTTTCAAGATTTTGTATGAACCCATGCGCATCTTTCATATAAGGATCTTCATATCTTGAAATCTGCCTCAAAAAAGATGAATATGGAACAAAATTTGAGATTAAAGATGATGCATAATTAATTCCATATTTTCCAGGATCATCAATGGCTTTAGCTAAATTTGACATCGCTCCGAATGGACTTTCATCTAAGAATAACCGGGAAGCAGCATGCGCAAGATGGTTAAAAGCTGCATGCAATCCATCTTCAGATAATCCATGAGATATACCCCACAAATCAGCTGAAGCTGAAAGGAGTTTCCCAATAGCCCCGAGCTTTCCAATATCATATTGAAAATTTCCAATTTGGATACTATGAGGCATATTGCCATCATTTAACCAATTTAATCGATTCGCAGGATCAGTAGGGCCATCTCCATTTAAAATATGTCTTGATGCCCACCATAACCCAAGTGTGGTTAACGCACTTCCAGCCAAAATCTTTGCTATCTGCATATCTTGAGCAATATTCCCATTTTTACCCAATAAATCATTCCTTGCAGATTTAGACGCAAATGCTAATATTCCATTCTCTGTAAATGACTTTTTTGCCAATTCCCCCTGAATTCTATTAAATGGTATGACAAACCTCAATGGCCGTATCCCCGTATCCCCGATTTCTAAATCTAAAACTTTACTAGTAGCCTTCGCCACCTTCCCTGGCTCTCCCATTAAAACATCACTATATGCAGACTTTCCGAATTCTTTCATTTTTTCAATTGGAGGATTCTGGCTTAACTCCGCTACTCTTTGTGAATATGCTTCTCCATGAAGTCCTTCATTTGCGGCTGTTCTATATGCCCATTTTGTACGCTCTATATTATAATTAAGAACAGAAAAGAAACTATGAATAGGAGTAACCATTCTCTCGCTGGGGGCCCGGATAGCAGACCCGACCGGAACCGTCAATTTACCTCCGATATTAATATCCGGGATCGAACCTAAATTTGATCGCTTGAATGTAAAAAGAGGAGAATTTTTATCTATCCTTCCATTTTTTATAAGATCATACATAGATAAAAATGTATCCTGAATCCCATGAAGCATTCCAACAAAATCAGGTAATAAATCAGAAAATTTTGCATTTATATTTACTTGTGGCCTTTCAACAAAATCAATTCCAGGCGAAGACGAAACAACATTTCCAGATTGAGTTTCTTTAATATCTTCACCTGGAAGCCTAACTGGGGCTCCGGCTTTAAAGGCCTCTTTGGCAGCCACAAAAGGGATAGGATTGAAAAGTTCTCGGGGGAAAGCTTTCATTTCTCCAAGCCTTACCCGTTCTCCTTCTCGACCTAGAGCAGATGCGATATTGCCAATCCCAGCTGCTGTTGGCGTTACTAGAAGATTTCTATACATAGATAATATCATATTTCCAATGGCATATGCTTTATGAGTGATCGGATTGGATATTAAAAAATTGATATATGCTTCATGAATTTTATCTCCTACTTTACCATGAATTTCATTTCTAAGAAATGAAGATGCCCCTTGTACAGAATCAATAGATTTTGATCTTTCAATTTCTTGTTCTAATTGAAAAAGAGTCATCCCAGCTGTTTTTTTTAAAAGATCATTTACGTCATCCCTATTAGATGATAATAATTTACTTCTTCTAAAATTACCTAATCCCCTACCAGCATTAGCTTCATATCCAGAAAAATACCCAGAAATAAGATCAGCCTGTTGTCTAGCCTCCCAATAAGATAAAGCATCTGCCGGATCTTGAGTTTGAGTCCATTTATCTCTTGCATCTAAGTATTTTTCTAAAGAAGAAATCATCATCTGTCTTGCCGCATCAACATTTTCGGAGACAATACGAGACATATGAAAAAGATTCTGCATTTGTTTTTGATTGAATCCTACGTCTTCTCCAAATTTTAATACATCTCCCTCTGTTAATGGTGTTTTTATCCTAAAATTCTTGAAATCATCATTTTGCTCTGCTAATTGCTCGAGTGTTTCTTTTATTTTTTCAACATCAGTTAAATTATCTAAATGAATATTTGCAGCTCTTCTTACATAGGGGGTAGGGGCTGGGGCTCGTCGTTCTCGCGCGACAGGGGAAAGATCGGATATTCCGGCCCTTCCGGAATTTTCTGATCCTCGGGCTGTTCCACTGGGAAAGCGTCCAGAGCTTTCTGCCTTATTTGTGCCGCCGCCCGCATTGATCGAACCATTTGATGTGCCGCTGATGTCGCTCTTGGAGATAGATCTGAATCCCTCGCTACTTGACTCCATTTCTGAAGCTCGTTTTTCGATTGTTGTAGTTTCTCCTTTAGATTCATTTGAGGCAAGGATTTTGTTGATAGATTTTTCAAGTTCATTTTTTACCTCAAATGGTTGATCTGAAAAAAATCTAGATGCTTCTTCGTGAATTCTATCTGCTTCAGGAGCTTCCGGGTGAGGAATAGCATGAAGAGCATCAGTTTCATGGATATCAGATAGCGTTGGTCCTTTTGAAACATCTGGAATGATAACTGTTTTCTCTGGTTCTTGTGTTAACATTCTGTCAAATACAGATTTAATATCAGAAGAAATGGGCTTTCCTAAATTTTTAAGAGTTTGATAAACAGAGGTTAACCAATCCTTAAATCTAGAAAAAACATCAGCTAACTGTGGAGACGGGGCTACTCCCTCTCTCATATATTGTTCAAATCCCCTACTCCACTTCTCATGTTGCCATCTTTTTAAATCTGTTGGCTTTGTCATTTCTTCGGGATTTTTTACATTCAAATAATCAAGAGTAGTAAAAAAATCTTTTTTTAAATTATCCGGAGCTAATGGGTGCTGAGCAAATTCAAAAAAATCAACAAGCCATTGATGTGCCATTTCATGAATAAAAGTTGAAGCATTAGATTTCTGTGTAAGAACAATGGCAGATTTGTCTGGATCAAACAAATTCTCTATATATCCATTAGGTATCTTATTAGAAGACCTTTGTTCTAAATTATTATCTACTAAATTTTCATTCTTAAAAAGATGTTTTGTTGAATCTTTAAAATTGACAATTTCATCTTTCATAAGTCCTTCATGAGGTTTAAAGGTATAAGATTGACTCATCCCATTTTTATCTGGTTTTTTCAATAACGTGAATATTCCATTCTCATCAATAGATGATATTAAAAGATTTTTTGCAAAACCAACGTCTATAATATTCCCCTGCTGCAAATTCTGAAATGATTTCCCCCTAACCGGCTGCCCCGTGCGAGTAAATTCTGTATTTACCCCAGATGTAGGCGTTATTTTCTCTAACTGTTCTGTTTTATTATTTATTAAATTTTGCCATATGTCATTAGATGACATTTTATTATAATCACCAAAATCAGCTTTATTATTTTCAACAATCCCCTCCTTTCTAACATTAGGGAAATATTTTTTATATAAATCTTCTGCCGTTCCAAGCTCTCCATTAAAATTAGCAGCTAATGTTTCATAATATGAAGTAGCTAGACGTGCGATATCTTCTGCTCTATCTTTCGGCTCTTTAGCAGAAACTAAATTCTGAGTAATTTCATTTGAAATAACTTGTCTCTGAATTTCTAATGGACGAGATTGCGGTGAAAGTTTCTCCATAATCTCAGGAGACTTCTCAGCTAATTGCGTTTCCTTAGGCAAAATAGATGTCTGATCATATCCGATAGAATCCGAAGCCCTTTTATAAAGATCTATCCGATCTTTTTCTATATCACCAAGTTGTTGATTAACTTTTTCTAATTGAGATTGGGCCCATCGCGATTCATCTGATTCATGCTCGTGTTCATTAACCCAATTTGATAAAATATCTTTTTGATTATTTAAATCTTCATATTTTTCAATTAATTCAGGATTTAAATTCTTTGCCACCTCATGAATATTAGGAATAATTTGATTGGTTCCCAAAATTTGCTGTTCAACACGTGCCTCTTTCAATGCCGCTTGAGCAGCAATCGGATTTCGTTGTTCTTGTCCAGCAAAAACCTCTTGAGTAACACCCGGGCCGATCACATTTAAACTATTGGCTTGAGAAATTGTAATTGGATTTTCTTGTTCAAATTTACTACGAATATAATTTTGTCTATATCGTTCAGTTTGATCTTCTAAAAATTTCATCCCAGGGGTCATTTCAGCAGCCAATGTCCCTATTGATGTAAGCTTTTCTCCTATTTGATTTGATTTATTAAAAATAAACCCCAACCCTGTTGCTATTCCAATTTTTTGCCAATCTAATGAATCTCCATTCCAAACTTCATTACCAGCCTCAAATCCCCCCATAACCGTCCCACTGATCGCCCTAGATGCTAATGGATTGGCCATTATTTTACCAAGAGTTGTTGTTGATTCTACTGCTATTTTTTCTGCAGCGCCAACGGGACTCATCGTCATAATATAGGGTGCCATAGCCCCTAACCAAGTCCCCATCGGATGCTCTAATTCTCTTTCTTCTTTTTGCCTTTCTGTTTGCCCTAATGTTTCTTGCCAAGATTCTGGCAATTTAGATATAGCCCAATTTTGAATGCCTGAAACAAGTTGCTGGCCGCCTATCATTCCTACAATACCGCCTCCAATCGCTCCAACAGCCCCTAAGGTTCCAGATCCGATATCTGCTATCGGATTTGCAGGCCCCAAGCCAAATATTTGAGGAAGAGCAACTCCGGCTAACCCTCCAAGTTTCGCCCCCCCATATCCGCTAGCAGCTAAAGATGCCATCCCGGCCGCTGAAGGCAATATATTCTCAGCAAAACTACCTGCAATTGAACCAATCAACGATGGCCTTTGAGTTTCTTCAGTAGGCTGATCCCCATATTTTGAAAAAGGATTTTGACTTATATCTTCCTCAGCCTCAACTGATTGTCCGACTGGTTGTCCGACTGGTTGATTTGTAAGAGAATTTATATTCCCTGTAGGAGAATCCCCATATTTTTCAAATGGATTTCTATCTAAATTAGGAGTATTTAATTGAGATGATCCAACCTGAATATCTTCATCTGCTTTATCTGGCATTAATCTCTTCCTAATTCAGGCGCCATAGATAAATCTACTGGAATAATACGTTTTGGAGTTAGATTTGTGAGATTAGGAGCAATCTTCTCAAAAATATCTCTTGAAGTAATACCAGACGGCTTAAAAAAAGTATCAAAATTTTTTATATTCTCTGGGGTTGGATGAGAGAATAAATCAGAAATAGCTGCTCCCCATTTTTGATAAGACCAAGGTTGCCCATGAACAGTCGGTCTGAAATAAACAGCAGATTGCCATGCCTTCGGATCTATCCCAGGAGGAGGAACTGGAATTATATCATTAGGTGATATAGATTTATTTTGAGCCAAAGGATTTTGAAGATTTTTATTCAAAGGAAGTTGGAAATTTTGGGCCAAAGAAGTTGGGAGATTTTGAGAAGGAACGGGGGCGTTAATTGCTGAATTTTGAAGCGTAGATATCGGGGGCGCCGTATTATAATATTTTTCAATATTTTTTTGATCAAAAAATTTATATGGATTCTTCTTTCCTTCTTCTGTATTTCTAAATGACCTGAATTCTGATTCAAATCTATTTACAATTTCAGAATCATAAAACGATCTCCCTTCAGGACTTTCTAATCTTCTTCTAGGATTTCCATTATAAACTATTTCTGTTTCAATAGATTTCAACGCAGCAAGTTTTATCTTTTGGAGCTGCTTCTCTTCAGGTGAATCTTGAATTTTAGAAAGAGCTTGAGATAAATTAATAACATCCCTGGATGTTAATCTCCCATCTATCTCAAGACGATATAAATCAGCATTCGAATCAATTGTTCCGTTTGTTATTTTTTCCAAAGTATCATTATACAAAGGACTTGAAACTGTTCCTATAGATTTCCCTAAATCCTTAGTGGCAATTTGTGTCAACTCATTCTTTCTTTTCCAGTCTATATCATTACTATTTTGAATTTCTTGAAGAATATTAGCATTTTGGGATGGATCATGCATTTTTGTATATAAATCATTTGAAGCCTTATCTTCAACTTGTTTTTTTAATGAATTTGTTGATGCTTCTAGCATTTTTTCATCATTTGATTTTTGTATAATTTTATTTCTAGCATGATCAGCCTGATCTTCTGTTATGACTCCATTTCTTACATCCTCATCTATTGATTGAAGAGCATGAGCACGCACAAAATCAACAGTAGGCATCGTATTCAATTTCTCTTGAGTTAACATTGAAGACGAAATTTGAGGAGTCCCCTGAACTTGTTCTTGACCTAAAGTAGGTATCGATGAAGATTGGATTGTCCCGATATTTTCAGATTGATTAGATAATTCTGTTGAATGCTGATTATCTGGAATATTTTTAGTGAATTGAACAATCGGACCACCATATGGATGATCAATTCCGCCATGCCCATTAAATTTTTCAATCCAATAATTTGCAAACTGAGCACATGTCCAACTTTTTGCTTGTGATCTTAATTTTTCTGGCACATTATTTAATATATGACTCATTCCAACCACATCCCCCGCATTTTCATTTGGGTTCATAAGTAAATCAGCTGCCCCTCCAGCACCCTGTTGATGAGCAAGATATATTTCTGCATCAGTAGGATACCTTCCCAAAACCCTGGATAAGGATTGAGCATTCGCTTTAGCAAGATTAGCCGTAGCATAAATACTATCTTCTGGATTTAATCTTGATCCGCCTATAGGACCGTATTTTTTAAATTCTCTTTCTCCTACTTGGCCCAATCCAATATATCCCCCACCTGAAGATACAGCATTTGGAATCCCATTACTTTCAAGTTGAATTGTCCGAGCCAAGGCAACCGATGAGCTATAACCACCTTGTATTTGATTTAAAACAGTAGAAAAAATTGGATTATTTGGATTTGAATATGGCATAGAATTCCGAGCTTTTCCCATTGTTTCTTCAGCTTTTTGATCTCCAATCATTTTGTCTGATCTAGACTTCACCTCCATAGCAAGAGGCTCATACATCTGACCTAAAATATCTTTATTTGCCTCAACTATTTGCATAGCGTAAGCCGGATTATTAACATAAATTGCTTGAACTCTTGCCCTTGTCGCATCTCTAAGAGCACGACTCGTTGCATCTTGCATATCAGCAGCACTTCCTCCTTCTAATCTAACTTTGGTTATATATGCATTGCTTAAATCTGCAACAGAATGATTAAAATGTTCCATATCATATGGATTTCTTGATATCGAATTTAAAGCCAAATCTGATGACGATTGATTTGTACTGCGATACCAATCATTAGCTTGTTGATTAGTGTGAGATCCAATTTGTTGAGAATGATAATTTTGAAGCCGACGGGTTGCAGCTTCAAATTCATGCTGCTGTTCCGGGGTAGAAAGACTATTTTTCCCATCTTGTATAATCTGCTCAAGCTCTCCTTCAGCTTGGGGACGCCCATCCATAGCGTCTCGTCCATTTTTACCTAAGAACCCTGTATCAACCTGGACGGACCCATCAGGACCAATGATCGTTTTACCCGGATCTCCATAAAGTAAATTTGTCATTTTTCTTGAAGCATCATTATAAGCTTCATCAACGACAGCTTTGTTATAAAATTCTTTTGCCCTTTCAGCCCCTTGTCCTAACTCCTTAAGCCCAGCTCCGATAGCTCCTCCAAATTGAGATGAATTTACATCAATGCGTTGCAAATCCTGAGGTGTATTTACTTCAGGATTAACTTGAGGAACGCCTTCGGTATATGGAACTTGCGCCATTTCTATGCCTTATTATTAAATCTTTGAATCCACATATTCGTAAATATAGACGCCGCTTCATTCGGATTCCCCCCATTTTCGCGAATATGATCATCTCCGACTAAATTGCCAGCCCTAACTTTCTGATTTTCAAGAAGTTTTACTGCGCCCGCCATTCCTTGTTGCCATGCAATATACATCTCTGCATCCGTGGGTTTCCGCTTTAAATGAGCATGCAAATATTGACCAATATCTGCCCCCATCTTTCCCAAAGCATAAATAGAATCGTCCGGATTTGTCCTAGACCCTCCTCTTGGGCCGTATTCTAAAAATTCATCCTCCCCAATTTGAACAAGCCCTAAATATTTACCTCCCAAAGAGCTGGCATCAAGCACCCCACTGCTTTCAATTTGAATCAATCTTGCCATACCAGCCGCCGAGAACCCCTCTGGATTCTCTTTTGCAGTTTTTTGCAAAAGAGGATTCGATGGATCAGTATAAGAAAAAGTAGACATAAAATATCCTTAAAATAAACCTTCTGACGGCACAGGAGTCTCAGATGAAGAATAAACATCTGGACTTCCCCATTTAAAATTTAAACCTGAAGCATTCCCCAAAAGACTACCGCCCGCCCCTAAAAATCCCCCAATAAGATCGCTATTTGCAGCCGATTTATCAAGCTGTGCTTGAGATTCAAATGCTGTTGCTTGTGTCCTATATCCATAGGCTTGAAGTTGAGCATTATTTAATGTCGTCAATGTATCTAATTTATTGGTTTCTCTTGCAGATTCTTGAACATCCAAATTAGACCCTGTATTGACATCCACACCATTCGCGGCTTGACTTGCTTTAATAGCTGCCAAATTCGCTGCACCCCTTAAGCTACTTTTTTCGGTCTGAGCTTCTCCCGCTTTCATTGCATAATCTGCATTTTGGCGCTCAATAAGTGCATTATTTTCAGCAACTTGTGCTTGATATTTAGCAGCATTGCTTGAAGAAATTCCGCCAACTATAGACCCTGCAGCCGAGACCCCGGCTCCTAAAATACCTAAGGTGAATGGGTCTAATAAATGTTGTATTTTAAATCTAGAAACCATTTAAATCCTCACCATCACCGTCTTCTTATAATCATTTCTACCATATCCCTATCCATCCACGAGCACATCTCAAATCCTAAGAATTCTGCGAATTTAATAGATTTTTTATCATTTCTATTTACATAACAAATAATATCATTTTTTGTCATAAAAATACTTCTAAATGTATTTTTTATCTCTTTTATTGCAGATATTTTTACTTTATGAAAAGAGTCATTTACAGCAAGCCAAACTAAACTTGTATCTGAACAAAGATTTGATTCTAACCCACCCATAGCTATTATTTGATCATTTAGAAACGCTGTTTTACAAATAACAGAATTTTTAAAATTTCTTATCATAAAGGAATGCACATCTCTTAAATTAAAATTATGAAAAATATTTTTCTTCTCTACCATATTTCTAGAAATAATTCCACAATGATGCATTTTGGAATCTATTATTTTTATATTATCTTTCATTTTTGTTCCCCTCTCCTTGCTTTTTCATAGAAGGAGATCTCTGTTCGGGACTATCGCCAGACCAAATTTCAGGGATAACGGCTAAAATTTGAAGAGGAAGAGGCTGCTCTTGCTGAACAGAAGCCTGGCCCGGAATAGCATATCCTCCAACAAGAGGAATGCGTTCATCCCCCGTGTAAAGAGGTTGCCGCAAACTATTATATGGGGCCCTCGACTTATTTGGTATCAATTTCATATTATTCCAAACAGGCGCAATCTGAGAAGGTTTTAATGTTGATCCATCAACTTGATTACATCCAATCTCAACATTTAAAGAAGCTTCAATTCGAACCGTACATGCTGATATTTTCTTTCTTTGTCCCTGAGCCGTGGGTTCTCCCAAATCAATATAAGGACTTTGAATTTGAACCTGAAACCCTAATCCAACAATAATAGAACTAGCAGGTTGTGATAATGTTATCATGCCATTCGGGTTAACCACTGTCGGTGGAATAACAACTCCATCAGCCAACCCCGTTACAACCATCCCAGCTAATGGCTGAAGATTCGTAAGAGTAGAAACAGGCTCCGTCATTGTCCAAGATCCAGATAATTGAGTTTGAACTAATCCCTGCGAATTAACAAAATTAGCAGAATTAGGCTGAATATCAACAATAGGATCAATGATTTGAGCCAAAACATTTTTATCATCAATAAAACCTGTTATATTCGCAACGCCCCCGCCCATTCGAATAACTTGACCTATATTTGAAGGTGAAAAAATAGGAACAGATGATGTAAATTTTGTTAAATTATTTAGAGTTAATCGCGCTGAGGCACCCGATCCTGTATTAGATGGATCCGTTATAACAAGTTCTGGAAATATATAATTTTGACCTTGATTGCCTATAGAAAAGGTTATCGAAGTAATAACCCCGTCAACAATTGTAAGAGTCGGAACTGCACCAGTCCCGGGGCCCTCTCCATTATCATCTACAACAAAAGCTGTTGTAAAAGATGAATATCCAGCCCCTCCCATAAGATTGGTCACCCCTGTAATAGACCCTAAGCCATAAGGAGAAGAACAATCTAAATTCGCATTAGGTTCTGGCTGACTTAATTGAAATCCACAATCTACACACCAACAATCCTCAACAGAATTCCATAACCGATCATCCATTCTTTCCATTACATATGCTTTCCCTGCAGGGAAATTTCTTTGAACACAAGCATATAAAGCATCTACAGGAGGTTCTGTAACAGAACAAACCCCATAGAATATTCCATTTGTATCATGTCTGGCCCATCCTATAATTTGTTGTTCTTTTATATAAGTTAAACTCAGCAATATCCCATCACTCCTTACAGCCCATAAAATTTTTCGAGGCTCTTCACACCATGCATGTTGAATAATTTCATACCCAGTAAAAAGATGAGAGTTCCAAACTGTTATGTCTTCCCCTGTATATATGTTTGTATAAAAATTATAAGAAGCATCTCTATATATCGATCCCTTTGACTGAACATAAACAATGTCATTTACAATCCGAATAGGAGGAACAGTCGCAGAACATCCATTATATGCCTGAGGCTGCGCTTCTTGATTCGATGGTGTAAATGGCTGAGGATTTAAAGATGATCCACCAACACCTGTTAACTGCCATGCAGAAAGACCTGTCAGGGCTATTAGCCCACCAGGCATATTTACAAGCCATTGGATTCCATTAACCTGAACAGACCATGGAGACCCTATAATTGAATCAGTCGAAATTGTCGGGATCCTACGATCAAAATTTGTAAATGATCCAGGTTGTGACATGAAATATGTATCTGGATTATTTAATGTATTTGCGTAAACACGACGTTGTTGAAAATATGAAACGACAGCGGGGTAGGTTCCTGTTTGAGGCCCAACCTTTAATGATGCTGTCGCCCCAGTTCCATTCCCTGTAATGACAATCCTATCTACTGGTAAATAATTTCGACCATTATTTTCTACCAAAAAGGCAACAATAGCGCCATTAACTATAACGGGTATTAGAACAGCCTCAGACCCCGTTGCTGAAATGATTGAAGCTGAAGCAGAAGTATAACCCGAGCCTTGAGAAATTACATTTACAGCAAGTATTTGACCTCTAGCAAATGGATCTAAATGCTCAGGAGGAACCTGAGTAAAATCCGCGACTGTATTAGAATCAATAAACTGAGTCCCATAGGCCGCTCCAACAAATCCGAATAACGCCCCCACAGGAGGTTGATATGTATATCCTGGCGTTGCCTTATAAACATAATATTCACCTACACCTGAAACAGCCGACCATGTAAGCTTTATAGATCCAGTCGTAGCCGCTATATCAACTGCATTCGGAATACTCACAATAGGAGATGCAACACTTTCTGTACCATCGTTCGCATTTATAGCCGTTACGCAATATTGATAAAATGTATTTGATGTGGCTCCCATCGGAGCAGGGCTGGCTGTTCCTGATATAGAAGTAGGAGGAGTTATAGTAGGCTCCATTAAAACTTCTGTAAAAACCCAATCTGTATCAGAGTTTCTAGTCAAATCATAAGGCGGATATTCAACTTTAGATTTTTGATTTACACAACATAAAGACATGACATTGGCAGATTGTGTAAATTTTAAATAGGCTAAATCCTCTTCTGCATAAGGAGCCGGAGTTGTATAAATTCTTGCTGCATCCCCACCGGACGTATATGGAGAATATGATATAGAATTTATCGGATTTCCATAAACATCAAAAATAGAAAAAGATGTAGGAGTTGAATTTCCTACAACAACAGTTTGACCATTTAATTGCGTCATCCCTCCAATACCGCTCAAAAATACCCAATCTCCATTATTAAATGGGGCCACGGAAACAGCAGACACTATAAATTGAGCCCCAAGGCCAGATCCGGATGTCGAAGCCTGATGCACAGGATTTGATGGGAAAACAGTATAAATTCCAGGATTTATAAAATTTACAGATAATGGCCCAAACAACCCATATTGAAATGTCGCCCCGATTCCAGATCCAGATGTTGAGTCTTGTGTAAAAGCATTTCCTGAAGGATTAGATGAAAAGTTTCCCCTTGATGTAATTGAAAATGAGAGTACACCAATTTGTAAATTTAAAGTTGCACCTAATAATCCTCCTCCCGTCACAGGTTCCGCTGCCGGAGTTGTCGGATTTACAGTATAATCCCCTGCAACAGATATTGAATCAACAGACGCAATCGCCCCGCTTGCAATCGTCACATTTGCCTGGAATAACGTGCCTGTTCCTGTCGTTCCAGTCACAACAGCCGGGCCATTCGTCCCTCCAGATCCGCCTGAAGTAACAGTAGCAGAAACAACTTGCGTCGTTGAAACAGTTATAATAGCAGGAGAGAGTTGACTTCCTCCACTTAAATTAATGGTATCAGCAGGGGCATAAACACCAGATGTTCCAGAATTATTAAGCTGAAGTCCTAATAATGTTGTTGTAAGAACAGATAAAACCGCCTGAGTTGTATATATCCCACCAGCTAATGTAATCGTATCTCCACCATTATAAGAACTATAAGTGAATGTGTTGTCTGGAGATGCAAATTTGCCACCTATTGCACTCGCCGTTATAACCGCAGGACTTGATTGCGTAATATTTGAAATAGGGATAACATTTTCAGTAACATAAGCGCCGTTTGAAACGACTCTCATATAAAAATTCCCGAATTCAAGAACCAATCCTTGTTCAACATTAAATTGAAATGGAATAGGCCGAAACGGATAAGTTCTCCCAGTTTGTTTTGAAAACCCGACAAAGGCCGTTCCTGCCCTAGAATATAAGCCCCCCTGATACCCAACATAAGTATTACGTGCTGTCGATGCCCCATTTCGATATCGCGCTTGATCAACCCTACCAAATAAAGCAGGAGCGATCTCGCCAGCAGTAAAATTAGTAAGAATAATAGGAGTGCTCAATAGACACTCCCATCAGAAAAACCTACAACATCCCATCCACCGCCCCACCCATCGCCATATCCTCCCCAAAACCCTATTCCTCCCGGTCCAACAGCGCCGCCCCCATATGCCGTACCCCATGATCGCACACGCATAAAATCTGGTAGATGATCAGTAGAAGATGTTCCTTCGTTTCCATCAGCAATACGCGCTGCATCAAGTTTTGCTTTTACAATTTTAATCTGCTCGCCTCGGATAGCCATGCCTATTTTTATATCTTTTGAAAGAGATAGCGCAACTTCACTAGCTAAATATGAAACAAAGGCCCCTCTAAATAAGGCATCCCATAAACTGGGCTCACTTATAAAAGCAGTATAAATAGCCTGTGCATTTTGCATATTTGTCAAAATAACCGTTCGGCCTTGTTGGCCTTGTCCTTGTACTTCTTGATATTGAAGAGACGGGTCTGGCGGATAATTATAATCTGTTGCAACTAAGAAAGGCGCAGGAACAAGCCGCGTTCCGATTAAAGACGGAAGATTAGCCCCCGGAGCCGTTGTCGGTGGAGGTATTTGAATGTTATTTCCAGGAATGGGCGGATTCAAATATCCATTAAATGGAATAAATCTCATTTTCATGCAATCAATAGGATATGAATATTCATATATCCACGGAATAGGGACCATATTACCAACATTTTGCGTCTGCCCACTCGCATCAGCTAATAAAACAAGTGGAGCTGTTTTCCGTGCAAAATCCCAATTCGCGCCACGAAGCAATTGCCTAAGACACTGCCCATAAGCACGCAAACAAACTTTTGCCTCACGGGTTCCTTCCTCTAAATCACCTATTTCTATATCTGCCCCGATCCCAATGGCATCCAAAGCTTGATTTGCAATTGTTGCAGGAGTTGTCATTATTAACCCCTTTCATTTTCTGCTTGAGTTTTAGATGCAGTTTCGTCTGCTACTTCCATTTTAGCACTTTCCAATCCCATCAAAACAGGCGCTATTCGACGCCCTAAGGCAGAAGAAA